AACTCCACCGTGCAGCCATAGGCGGTGCCGCTGGCGGGCACGTTGGAGAAGGCCAGGGTGGTGATGTTGGCATTGAGCGCCACGGCAAAGACGTTGCCGCTGGCGCAATTCAGGGTCAAGGTGCCGGCGCTGATGGCGGGGGCGGTCTGGGTCTCGGTGAGGCCGGTGAGGGTCTTGGAGGCCAGGGTCTGGCTGCCGCTGGTGCCGACCACGTCGCCGCTGGGCCGCGCCTTGGCCGCCCACTCGTCGAGGGCCGCGCTGTAGCCCTGGACGTGGTTGCCGATGATCAGGCCCAGGGCGGTGCGCTGGGCGGCGGCATCGCTGGCGGCGAGCAGGGTGCGCGCCGTCTCCGTCAGGGGCGCCAGGGCCAGGGCGCCGGCGGCGGTGAAATAAGCCAGCCGGTTGGCCTGGCCGCTCAGCCCGGCCAGGGCGGCCAGGTTGGCGTGATAGCCCTGCACGCTGACGCCGATGGCCGCCGGCTGCAGGGCGGTCTCCGCCAATTCGCCCTGCGCCGCCGTGGCCATCTCGCCCAGGCCTTCCAGGGTGGCGATGACCGCCGCGGCATCGGCCTGCAACTGCGTCAACAGCGGCGTCAGGCTTTCGTCGATGCGCGCCAGGCCCTGGCCCTCCAACTGGGCGACAGCCGCCAGCCACTCCACCCGCAGCCGCTCGATGGTGTCGAGGCGGCGATCCAGGTCGGCCCAGATCGGGTTGAAATAGTCCTGGCCGAGCGGCGTGCGCCCGTCCTGCATCCGATACTGGGTGAGGCGGGTGGCCATTTACAGGGCCAGGGCGTAGCGCTCGGCGACGTGGAAGCCGAGCTGGGCGTCGCTGGTGGTGCCCGCCAGCTTGACGCGGTAGGCGTTCACGCCGGGGTCCGGCGTGAAGCGGGCGTCGAGCCAGCGCATGCCGCGCGCGGCGTCGACCACGGTGACCAGGGTCGAGTCCGGGTTGACCGTGCCAGCGCCGGTGATGATCTTGACCGTGCAGGCGTGCTCGGCGGCGTCGAAGCCCTCGACCAGGGCGCGCACGCGGATGTCCACGCTGGCGGAGCCCAGGGTCAGTTCGCTGCTGACGTGGGTAAAGCTGGTGCCAAAGCGCCGCACCTGATACACGCTGTCGTCGAGGGTCAGCCCCGGCATGAGGTCGGTGGTACCGACGAACACCAGGCGCAAGGGCAACAAGGTGGCGCTGTCGGACAGGGCGACGGCGCCCGCCGCCCCGGCGCGATACCAGACGCCGGCCAGTTGGTACTCGACGTGGATCTCGCAGCCGGGCGGGGAGTAGCCCTCCCACAGCAGATCCAGGTCGTGGATACCGCCGGCCAGTTGCAGCGGGGTAAGGGCCACGCTGGCGCGGGTGGCGCCAAAGCGGGCGAAGTTGAGGCGCAGCATGAGGTCGCGGCCCTCGGCGGCGCTGAAGTAGGCGCCGTCCTGGGCATAGAAGAGGGTGCCCTGGGTGTATTGGGTGCCCGCCACCGTGCCGACGCGGTGGGCGCCGCCGGTGACCAGCACCAGGGCGTAGCGCCGGCCCGCCGTCAGGTAGACCGGGCGGCCCCAGGTGATCTTATTCCAGCCCGCGCTCAGGTTGGCAGCGGTCACCGAGGCCCGCGCCACCACCGCCGTCAGGTCCGGCTGGCCCAGGGCGGTCTCGGCAAGGAGGATGTTGAGGGTGCCGTCCGCCGCCGCGCCGGTCAGATACAGCTCCACCGAGGTTAGCCAGCCGGTCTGGGCGGAGAGGATAGTCTGCGCCAGCACCGAGCCCTGCACCGTGTGCTCGGTGACGATACGATCCCAGTAAGCCTCCTCGTAGGTGTCCAGCCAGAACTGGGTGACGCGGATGGAGCGGTTATAGATGGCGGCCAGGTCGCGGTCGCGCTGGTCCACCTCCCAGGTCTCGCCGGCGCGGCTGAAGATGCCGCTGACCGGGTCGTAGCGCCCCGACTGCCACCAGGCCGCGTTGGTGCAGACGGTGCGCGTGGCGCCGTAGCGCAGCCGCGTGCGGGCCATGGTCTTTTCGACCAGGCTCTCGGTGCGGTACTGGTATTGATTGATGGTCAGCTCGCCGACGCGCGTCTCCAGGCGCAGGCGCGCCACCTCGCTGTAGGCCGGCAGCAGAAAGCCGTCGGCGGCGGCGGTGACGGCGGGGTCGAGCGGGTTGGCCAGCGCCAGTTCGCCGGTGGCACTCGCCGCCACCGGGAAGCGCACGCCCTCCTCGGTCAGGGCGTTGTGATCGCCGTGGACGGTGTCGGTCTCGTCCTCGTCGAGGAAGTGATCGGCGGCATAAAAGACATAGTCATCCGGCAGGCCCATGCGCTCCTTGAGGCCGGCCATGTCGACGCCGAGCTGGGCGATATGCTCCAGGGTGGCGCGGCGGCGCAGCTCCTCGGCCAGGCCCGAGATGTCGCTGGCCAGGCCCGCCAGGCGCGGATCCATGGCCAGCATCCAGCCCTCGGCGGTGAGCAGGCGCTGATTGACGGCGTGCAAGTTGGGCAACAGGTTGGTGGTGGCCAACACCACCTCCTGAATACCGGATGGGTTGAGTCGCACCTGGGCGATGAGGGTGTAGCCGGTGGGCGGCGACGGCCGCTCCGGGGTCGGGCTCTCCAGGCCGCTGGCGACGTGCACCACGGCGGCGCGATCGTTGCGCATCGCCACCACCGCCGGCTCGACCTCGCGGGTCTGCAGGTCGATGAGGAAGTCGCGCGGCTCCAGGTTGGTCTCCTCCTCCTGGCCGAGGACGGAGATCGCCAGCCACTTTTCGTCCTGCAGGGGCAGGTAGGCGAACAGGCTATGGGTCTGGGCGGTGGTCAGGGCGTACACCAGGCCGCTGGTGCCGTCGTAGAGGCGCCCGGCGCTGACCGCGATCTCGGTGGCCGAGGCGGCCGTCACCGTCAGCCCGGTGTAGAGCTTCTCGGGGGTGATGGCGTCGCGGGTCAGATGGGCGGCCGCCGCGTCCGCATAGTCTTGCAGGTTGTTGAGATCGGCGGCTTGCAGCTCTTGGCGGTCGCGAAACAGGACCAGGTTTTCCATTTGTCAGCCTCTTAGATTGATGTCGCCGGCGGTGGCCCGCCCGGCATACAGGATGCGACTCGCCCGCACCGCCTGATGTTGTTTGGTATCCACCAGCACGCGCTGGTGGGGGACGCGCATCCAGTCCAGCGCCCGCAGGGTGCGCTCGATGCGGGCCGCGCCATCGCGCGCGGCCAGGGCCCCGGCGCCATCGCCCAGGCAAAAGCTGCTGGCGAGGCGGCGCGGCAGGCGCAGCCACAGGTCGGCCTGCCAGGGCGGCACGCCGAGCTTGGCGCGCCCCAGGTAGGCGCTGGCCGGGCGGCTGTCGGCGCCCACCGCGGGGTCGTGCAGGTACTGGCGGCGATAGAGGCGCGTCTCGGTGTCCGAGCGCGCGGTAAAGCAGTCCCCCAAGGTCGGCCCGCCGCCGGTGCGTTGCAGCGCCCAGCGCGTGCCCTGATAGGCATACTGAGGGCGGTCGCCGACGCAGCAGGTGCCCGGGCGCGCGGCGCGCGCGGCCACCACCTCCACATCGGTGGCGAGGGGGGCGAATGACGGCCGCGTCTGGCGAAACAGCAGCACCGGCACCTGATAGCGGTAGCCGCGCTGATCGATGCTGTAGAGGCGGGCGGTGGCGTCGCCGGCGGCGGTAAAGCCGGGCAAGGGCTCGCCACAGTGCAAGCCGTGCGAGCGGCCGCGCCGCGCCACGGTGACGGTGGCGTTGCCGCTGGCGGTGTCCAGGCGCCACTCGATGGCGGTCAGCTCCGTCTCCACGCCCTGGTGGACCAGGGTGGCGCGCACCGTGGCGCGGGCCAGGGCGTCGGTACGCGACGGCGGCGTGGCGCCGAGCCAGTCATGGCCGAGCTGATGGCCGGTCACCGTCGCGCGCGTGCGGCGGGGGTAGATCCGCAGTTGCGGCTGGCGCGCCAGCCAGGCGGCGCGGGCCGCCGGCGTCCAGGCGCCCAGAAAACTCTTGGCCGGGTGGGCCTCGATGCGCCGCACCTCGGCGCCCATGAAGCGCGCCAGCTCGCGGAAGCCGGCGCGGGTGCCGATGCGACCGTGCAGGGCATGGCTGCGCCAGCAGATGCCGCGCTGCAGGGCCTCGTCCTGGGGCCAGTAGGGTACGTCCTCGCCCCAGCCGAGCCAGGGCAGCAGGTCGGCGCGCAGCCGGTAGGGCTGCATGAGGGTGCGCAGGCGCTCGATGCCGGGGTCCAGCGGGCGCATCACGCGCTCCAGCGCCTGCTCCCAGGCGCTGCGGTTGGCTGGCAGCAGGCTGGCGGTGGCGGGGGCGACCTGGCTCGGCGCCGTCTCCGCCGTCCAGGCCGTCAGGTCGCGGCGCTGCCAGTCAGTCATCGCGCACCACCGTCGTCACCGTCGCCGCCGTGCACACGGCCAGCGCGCCGGGGCCCATGGCCAGGTCGGCGGGCGGGCTGGTCAACTCCACGTCGCGCACGCCGGGCACCAGCAGGGCCTCGTGCAGGGCGGCGCGGTGCACGTCGACGCGGAAGCGTTGCAGCTCCACCAGGCGGGCCGCCAGGCGCGCCTGGGCCGCCGCCAGCACGCTGGCCGGGTCGGGGCCGCGCGGCAGGACCAGGGTCGCCGTGAGGGTGTAGGGGGTCATCACCGGCCGGTGGACGCGCACGTCAGCGCCCATGGGGGCGATGGCGTCGCTCAGTAGCCCGGTGGCCACGGCGCGGAACAGATCGCTCTCGGCGGCCATGACGAAATAGGTCCAGCCCAACAGGCCGCCACTGGCCTGGGGGTGGGCGCCAAACAGGGCCGTGCCGATGGCGGCGGCGTCCGCGTCCACGCTGGAGGCGATGGCCTCGTCGCGGATGGCCAGGGCCACGTCGACGCGGCCGGGGGTCGTGCTCCAGACGTCCACCTGGCGCACGCGCAGGTCGTGCGACATAGCGTGATAGATGTAGCGCTCGCGGCTGCCGGCGCTGGCCACCTGGTGGTAGGCGATCTGCACCCGCGCGCGAAAACGCGCGTCCGTCTCGCCGCTCAGCCGCGCGGCGTTATAGCGCGCGGCGAGGGCGTCCAGATCGGCGCCGGGCGCCGTCGCCAGCATGTTGGCGACGGCCGCCTCGTTGATGCGCGCGCGCAGCAGCAGATCCAGGTACTGGGCGACTTGCAGCAGCTTGTTGGCCGGATCGGCCTCCAGGGCGGCGGCGTCCCAGTCCGGCAGCAGGCTGGCGAGCTGCGCCTGGCTGGCGGCCAGGGCCGCCTCGTAGTCCAGGGCGGCGACCACGGCGGGCGGCGGCAGGGTAGAGAGATTCAGGAGCGCGCTCATCGTTGGAACCGCAGCTCACGCAACGAGATCGCCCGCCCGGTGCGGCGATGCCGCGCGGCGATCGACAGCGTGATCTGGCCGGCGGCGTTGATCTCCACCGGATTGATCTCCTCCACCCAGATGCGCGGCTCCCAGCGCGCCAGCGCGCCGATCGACGCCGCGCGGATGTCCATGATCGTGACGGGGTCCAGCGGCGCATCCACCAGCGCGCGCAACCAGGAGCCGTAGGCGCGGCGCATGACCCGCTCCCCCGGCAGGGTCAACAAGACGTCCTGGATGGATTGGCGGATGTGGTCCATCTCCGCCAGCACATGGCCATCGCTGGCGGCGATGCCCGTGCTCAACAGCAGGGACTCCCCACCACGCTCGGCTCCACATAATCCTCATCCAGCACCTGGGGTTGATCGGTGAAGGTGCGCGTATAGGGTGCCTTGCGCAGGCGGTTGGTGCGCAACAGGATGGTCGGGGCGGTGAGCACGATCATGGGCTCGCCCGCCGGGCCGTCCGCCGGCAGTTCGATGTGATAGACGCCGGTGGCGGGGTCGTATTGCTGCACCGCCGTGTCGCGGTAGACGGTGGCGTGCTGGCTGCCGCGGCGCGGCGCGGGGTGGGCCGTCTGCGCCACGCCGCCCAGCACCACGCCGTTGCTCGGCTCGCCATCCGGGGCGAACAGCATGACCTGCTCGCCCACGCTCGGCAGCCAGTGGACGCGATCGGCGCCATGACGCGGGTTGAGCACCGGCAGCAGGGCCGTCGGCACCTCATCGAGGCGCACCCGCACCCGCGCCGTGGCCGCGTCCACCTCGCTCACCGTGCCGATGCGCAACAGGGTCCCGCGGGTACGCTCGAGCTCGCCGACATCGCGGATCGTCGTCATGGCAGCTCCGGCAGCGCATCCACGCGCCAGTAATCATCGACATGGTCGGGACCGATGCGCGGCGCGATCCCCAGATAAATCTCCGTCGGCGTCGCCCCGCCGTCCCACTCGCTGACACCCAGGCGCAGATCCTGCGCCCAGCGCACCTCGCGCACCGCCATGCCGGCCGCGGTCTCGAAGGACCAGATCGGGCGCGCCCCGAGCAGCCGCGCCGGGTCGACCCCGGCCAGCCCCCAGCGCGCCAGGTGCGCGCGCGCCAGCACCGCCTCCGCCAGCGCCCACGCCTCGTCGCCGCGCCCCACGGCGTTGCCGACAAAGCGGGTGCAGACGTAACAGATCAACGCCGCGGTCAGCGCCGCGCGGCCCGTACCGTCCTCCGGTGCCGCCTTGAGCTCCGCCACCACCACCAACAGCGCCGGCACCAACAGCGGCGCCTGCGTACTCGCCGCCAGCTCCCCGGCGTAGGGCCGGCAGGTCGCCACCCCCGGCAGCGTGCCGAGCCTCGCGCAGACCGCCTCCACCAGGGCCTTCAGCATCTCAGTACCGATCCAGCAGGTCGCGCGTGAAATGCCGCGACGGCGCCGCCACCGTCAGGCGCCCGCCCTCGCTCGCCCCCGCCAGCGCCCCGGCCGCGGGGTCCACCCCGATCCCGGCCCGCCCGTCGCGCACCTCGCGCAGCCAGGCCAGCGCCTCCGTGCGCGCGGCCGCGATCGGCGCGGGGATCTCCAACACCCCCTCGCAGTGCTGATACAGCCAATGCACCGCCAACGAGACCGCGCACGCCTTGAGCAGCCCCACCGGGTCCGCCGGCAGGGCGGTAAATCGCTGCTGCAGATAACTCAGGATGATCGCGTCCGCCGCCGCCAGCGCGTCCGTCACCCGCGCGCCGACCAACAGACCGGAGGTCCCGGTCAGTTGCGTCAGCACCGCGTCGGACAGCCCCAAGTCATCGGCGGCGGCGTAGGTCACGGCGCCTCCTCGTGCGGCACCGCACCCCGCTTCGTCGCGCGCGCCGCCGAGAGCTTCGGCGCCGCCGCCACCGCCCCCAGGGCGAGCAGCGGCGCGGCCGCCGCCTCGCTCAGCGCGAGCAGCTCGCCCGGCGCCACGTCCACGCCGTCATGGCGCAGCGGCTCGAGCACCCGCACCGTCATCATCAGGCCACCGCCGCGGAGATCAGATAGCCCGCCTCCGCCCCGGCCAACACCGGCGCCACCTCGTCGGTGACGGGATAGATCCAGCTCTTGGCGTTGCGCTCCTGATAGGGCTGCTCCACCGCCGGATAGCCGCGCAGCCGATAGGTATAGCCGTAGCTCGGGCGCCCCATCTGCGCGATCCCGCCGGTCTCCGTGTAGGCCACGATCACGAACTTGCCCCACACGTCCGAGAGCACGTCCGCATCCGAGGCCGATACCGCATCCCCGCTCACCACCCGGGTCACCCCGAACAGGCTCGCCAGCAGCTCCGGCGTCGCCACGTCGCGCCCGGTGTACTTCATCCGGTCCACGACCTTCGGATGCTGCTTGAGCTTGCTCATCACCGCCGCGCCCATCACCACCGTGTTGGGGTAGCGGCCGATCGCCGCGCGCACCGCCTCCTTGGCCGCCTCGACGTCCTTGATCGGGTCCGACACCCCGGTGGTGAAGTCCGACCACTGCGAGGTCCCCGACAGGGTCGTCTTGTTGGCCGCCGCATAGCTGCCCGCCGTCGTGGCGATGCTCGCCTGCGCCTTCTCCAGCCGCAGCGCGATGATGTCCTGCACCATCTGCACCGCCCCGCGGCCCAGATCGATGCCGGGCACCGCGTCGGCCTCCTCCATCAGCTCGAACGGCACCACGCCCTCGAGCGCGTGCTGCTCGAGGGCGTAGGTCGCGCTCGAATAGCCGAACGCCACCCGCTTGGTATTGGCCCCCGGCGAGCGCCCCGTGTTATAGGCCCGGAACGCCTCCTTGCTGAACTGAATGATCTTGCCGCCGCGCTGCGCGACCGGCACCGCCGGGAACAGCGCCGCCCCGACCATGGCGGCGTTGGTATAGCCGCGCGCGATCTCCGAGAGGATCGGGTCGATCACGCGGGCGGAACCGATGGACATCTGAGGCATTGAAATCTCCTGAAATTAAGCCACGTTCGGGATCAACAGGATCTCGATCAGATCCCCGTCGGCGCCGGCCGCGCCCAGCGCGAGCCCCACCTTGGCCCCGCTCGAGGCCCAGGTAATCGCCTTGCCGGCGGCATTGCTCTTCACGGTCGCCCCGGCGTTGATCGCCGCGCCGGCCTCCACCACCGTGGTGCCCAGCACGTCCACCGTCACCAGCGTGCCCGAGTCGGCGGCCGTGCGGGCCACGCCCAGGGTGTTCTCGTCGGCCACGGCCTGGTCACCGGCCGCATGGACAAAGCGCCGCGCCACGATGGCGCCGGAGGCGGTCACCGTGAGCGAGAGCAGCGGATTGGATTGAATCGGCATCGGGGTCTCCTTAAGGGTTCACGGCGCGCAGCGCGCCGACAAAATCACACGCGGGGTGCTCGGCCTGGTACGCCTTGGCCCGGCGATAGGTCGCCAGCGCCTCCGGTGCCACGCCGAAGCCGTCGGGCGTGCTGAAGGCCGCCGGCGGCGTCTCCGCCCCCGCCCGCGCCGCGCTCGCCACTTCGCCCAGCGCCACCAGTGGCTCGCGCTCCGCCAGACGGGCCCGCAGCCACTGGCCGGGGGTCTGGGCCGGCGCCGCCTCGCCCGCCTCGGCAAACGCCGGCACCGGCTCCGGGCGCGCCTCGTCCAGCGCCAGCAGGATCTCCACCACCCGCGGCACGTCCGCGGGGCGCAGCCGCGCTTGATTCGCCAGGCCCTCGGCAAACGCCGTCACCTGCTCGCGTCGGCGCGCCGCCTCGGCCTGCGCCAGCGCCTGCTCGCGCGCCGCAAGCGCCGCGGCCCGCGTCTCGAGCGCGCTCTCGCGCTCGGCCAGTTCCGCGGCCTGCGCGGCCGCGGTCGAATCGGCGGCCGAATCGGCCGGGGTCGTGTCGGTCATCGTCTGCTCCGAGGTCTCGTCAATCGGTTCGGGGCTCGCGCCCCCAGGCTCCCCCGCGGAGAGCTCCGCGAGGTCCAGCGTCACTACGCCCGCATCCGCCGCCGCCAGATCCGCACCGCGCAATCCCTTCACCGCCGGCGCAACCCCGCCCAGAAAGCCCAGGTGACGCAGATAGGCCCGGCCCTGGTCCGGCAGCGGGTTGTCGGGATGGCCGGCCGGCCAAAAGCTCAGCGAGCGCTGCGGGTAGCGTTTGGCGCGGTGCGCCGCCACGAAGGCCGCGTCTAGATCCGTCAGGGCCACGGTGAGCCCGGTCGCGCTCGCCCGCGGCTCCGCCAGCAGCCCGAACGCCGGGCTGTTGTGCTGCGGATGCCCGATGACGACCGGGGCCTGATAGAGCGACGGGTCGTAGCTGTCCGCCAGCTCGCCCAGCAGCGCCGCATCCACCGCGATCTCGCGGCCGTGCAGGTCGCGGAACCGCCCTACCCGCAACACCTCCACCCGCGGTGCGCCCGTCACGGCGCACCCCGCGTGGCATCAAAAAGTGCGCCGCGACGCAGTCGCGTCGCGAGCGCCATCCGGCGCGGCGGTGAGGAGGCTCCGCGCGCCGAATCCGGTGGCCGCCGCACGGCGGCCGCTACAGAGGAGAGGAGGGGGGCTATCGCAACCATGGCGGCATCTTGGCCGCTCGCCCGGCCGCGCGCGACTAATCCGGTTTGTTTCGTGGCGTGGCCTAAAGAAGGAAATAGGCGATAGGAAATAAAAAAAGAATAAAAAAAGGGGTCAGTACCCTTTTTCCTTTGGAGACGTGTTACCGGGAGAGGGGTGCCGCCAAGGAAAAAGGGTACTGACCCCTTTTTTTTTGGAGACGTGTTACCGGGAGAGGGGTGCCGCCAAGGAAAAAGGGTACTGACCCCTTTTTTTTCTATCTCCTATTCCAGCGCCGCGCGCAGGATCTCGATCACCTCGGCTGTCGTCGCCGGGGCCAAGGTGCCGCCCGCATCCACCGGCAGATAGGGCCGCTCCGGGATCGCCGCCGGTCCCGGCGCCATCCCCGGCAATCCGCCGAACTGATGGATCGCCGCATACTCCTTGCCCGCCCCCACCCAGGCGCTGGCTGCGTCCGCATCGTGCGTGATGCTCGCCGCCAGCCCGCCGGCGGATTTCTGCAGCAGCGGCCAGTCCCCGCCCGCCTTGCGCGCCGGCCAGCCGGCCCCGAACGGCGAGGTCTCCGCCTGGATGGCATCCTCGGTGGCGTTGTAGAGGGCCCGCGCCACGTCCTCTAGCACCGGCTTGGGGTGGGCCAGGGTCGCGCGCACCTGCTCCAGCCACGTCCGCAGCTCGCGGTCGTCGATCTCGATCGTGAAAGGCGCGGTGGCCATCGGCTATACTCTCATTAGGGATACCCACACGCCGTTGAGGACGTATGGCCGGGGGCGCTGAGCATCAGGAGCATCAGCGCATCAGGCAGTGTGGCCCCTACTTGATCCATAGCGTGTAGGGCACCAGCAACCCTTGCTTGCGCTGCACCTCCAACACGATCTCCCACAGCTCGGCCCCGCGCGGGACCCGCACCCGGATCAGTCGCGCCCCGCTCGGCGTGGTCGCCGGCGTTCCCACTGCCACTGACGTCGCGCTCTCCAGCACCGCCGGCAGCGCCGCGAAGTCATCCGGGCTGACCGCCCGCTGTCCGCGCGCCGATTCTTTCGCCTCCAGCCCATGCCCGGCCATGATATGACGCACCCGGTCATGATCCAGCGCCAGCGCGAGACCGCTGATGTTTGGCGCGTCATCGGCGGCGGCCGCCCGCCGCGCCAGCTCCGGCACGCTCGGCGCCAGAATATACGCCGTCTGCTTCGCCGCCCCGGCCGCCGCCGCGGCCCGCGCGAAGTCCGCCGCCCGCAACGCCAGATCCGCCAGGATCACCTGTTTGATGCCGTCGCCGAGTTCCTCCGCACGCGCCATCAGCCGGTCCACCAGCCGGCGCTCCGCCCCGATCGACCCCGGCAGATGATCCCACCCCGGATCCGCATACAGCACGTCGCGCCCGTCTCCGGTGCGGCTCGGCACGCTCACCCCGCGCTGGAGCCAGCGGTCGGGGGTCTCGCCGGTGAGGGGGTCGACGGGGCGGGTGGTGGTGGGCTCGCCGGTGAGGGGGTCGTTTTTCATCCGGCCGGGGGGCTCGCGCTCCAGGATCCGCACGTCCGTCTCCGGCGTCAGCCCCCGCGCGGCGAGCTCCCGGTCGCTCAGGTAGCGCGCCCGGCAGCGGCAGTTGTAGCCGTTCGGCGGGCTGATCGCCGACCACTCCGGCGACACCAGCCGGAACACCCGCCCATGCAACGCCGCATGCGCCGGGCGCGTGCGGCTGTCGCGGATCGCCAGATACTGCGCCCAGGGCGCGCGCTCCGCCTGCTCCAGCGCCTGGCGGTGCCGTCCCGCCATATAGGCGCTCTGCAGGTTCGTGCGGTAAATCGTTTGCAGCCGGCGCAACGACCCCTGCTGCACCATCCGCGCCTCGCCGGTGTCCGGGTCCACCGTCACCGCCGGACCCCACCAACCCTTGCGGCGCAGCGTGTCCACCAGCTCCGCCTTGAACCAGCGCTCGGTCTTGCCCCCGTCCAGCGCGCCCTGCACCGCGTCCTTGATGTCCGCGAGCACGTCCAGCTTCGCCAGGTTCGCCACCGTAAAGACCCGGCTGTGCCCCGGGCCGTCCACCTCCCAATAGGGTCCCGTCAGGCGCAACCCCTTTGCGCGCAGGTACGCGCTCGCACGCTCCGGCGGCAGGTTGAACAGGGCCGAGAGCGCCGGGTTCATCGCCGCACCCCCGCAAAGACCCCTAGAGCCGGTTTCTTTGGGTTTCTTTCGGTTTCAATCGCCATGGGGGGTACCTTCACCCTGGGCCGCGCCCGCAACGCCTCACCGGGGCGCTCCTGCGCTCGCGGCCTCCGCCGCCGTCTCCAGCCGCCCGATCGCCTCCGCCGCGGCGATCCCGCGCTCGAGCAGCGCCAGCAGTCCCGCGTCGTCCATCCGCGGGTACCACTCGTCCAGTCGCGCCAGGATGTCCTCGGGTGCCAGACCCTCCTCGAGCGCCGCCAGGATCGGCGCGAGCAGCGCCTCCATGACCGCCTGCCAGCCCGGATCCTGCGCCCCGGCCGCCTCGATCAGATCCTGCCCGTCCGGTGCCGCGGGCTCCGCCAGTGCCGCCGCGGGCTCCGGCTCCGCCTCCGGCTCGTCCTCGGGCTCGGCTTCCGGCTCGTCCTCCGGCTCGTCCTCCGGCGCCAGATCCGCGTCTTCCAGGTCGTAGGTCCGCATCCAGTAGTCGCGGGTAAAGCGCACCCCGCACTCCGTGAGCAGCTTGTCGCGGGCCGGCAGCGCGGTGTCGATCTCCTCCTGCTCCACCAGCGTCCAGCGCGGCGCCGCCGCCCCCGGCCAATTCAGCGCCACCGTCCAGCGGATCAACTGATTCAACACCGCCTCGATCATGCGCGCGTCGTGATCGCGGATGTCGTTCGCCACCTCCAGCGCCGCGCTGGCGCTCGCCAGCGTCGAGCTCTGTTCCGTCCCCTGATTGGTGCCCAGCAGCGCGATCGAGATCTCCCCGCGCCAGTACAGCAGAAAGCGCTCGTGCGCGTCCGTGCTGCCGCCCTTGTTCGCGCTGGCCAGCACCTCCACGCTGCCGTCGTCCGGGATCGCCGCCACCGCATCCTGGATCATCGCCTCCAGCCGCTCGGTCAGGTCCGTGTATTCCTGCACCGAGGCACTCCGCGGCAGCTTGCCGAGCAGGAAATCCCCGCCGTAGCGCTCCAGCCACGCCACCCAGAACTTCGCCGCCCGCCGGAAGGTATAGGGCCAGAACACCATCGCCAGGTCCGGCACCCCGTAGGGGTTCTGGTAGGTCGGCTCCTGGCGCGCCAGCAGGAACTTGCGCGCCGGCAGCCGTTCGCCATCGGCCCCCGCCTCGCGCGCCTTGAAGCGCAGTTGATTCTGCGCGTCGAAGTGGAACCACTCCGGCGGCTTGCCCTGCACCACCGTCGGCACCAACAAGGACCCCGCGCGCCCCCAGGTGATCTCGAGCGGCTGATAGCCGTAGAGCGCCCCGTCCAGCGCCTCGCCGATCAGCGCCGGCAGCCCCGGCCGCGCGCCCGGCTCGTCCGCGTCCGGCGTGGCCCACAGATCCACCAGCATCCCCTCGATCGCCCGCTGCACCCGCGCCGGCGCGCCCTCGCGCTCCAGGCGCTGCTCGAGCGCCCGCACCGCCGCCTTGCGTCGGCGGATACAGCCGCCCACGTGCGCATCCGCGCGCATGTCCCGGTAGGTGGAAATATCCCGCCCGGTCGCCTTCAGCACCGGGTCCGGGTTCGGCAGCCAGCCCGCCATGCCCCAGCCATCCCAGGAGCGATCCCGGCTCGCCACCTGGCCCATCAGCGTGCGGCGCTCCCCGCTCGGCAGCGTGTTCGTTGTCATCGGCTCAGCGCCTCCGCCTGCAGTGCAATCCGCCAGGTGCGCTTCAGCCCGGCCCCGGCATCAGCCACCACCACATCCACCCATTGGTGCGGCGTCACCTGCACCGTCGCCGGCAGCGTGGCGCCGCCCGCGACGACGCGGGCATAGAAATGAGGACAGCCGGCGCAAGGGGACCGCTCAGGATCCGTCATGGGCCGCCGGGAAAAGGGTACTGACCCCTTTTCCGACCCCTTTTCCGCTGACCCCTTTTCCGGCAGGACGGCGCCAAGGGGGTGCACCAGGCGATAGCTGGTCGGGGCGGCCGGGAACAGGTCGACCTCCAGCTCCGGCAGGCCGGCGCGGATCTGCGCCAGGGCCTGGTCGATGAGGGTTTGGGTGGCGAGCATTAGGGCGCATCCGCCGACGGCCAGCCGCTGCCGATCTCGGCCGCCACGGCGGCGAGGGCGGCCAGGTCAGTAGCCCCGTCGATCATCGCCTTGAGGGCGGTGCTGCGGTCGTGGCAGGCTTGGCCATGGGTGCTCAGGGCGGCCTGTAACGCCAAGACGCCGCTGGCGTCCAGGGGGA